GGATTTTTTTTTAAAAAGGTGATTGTAAAAATAATAAGGGTGGCCTTTGGGAAAATGATGAAAATTTTTTTGGAAAATTTTATACGGAGAACCGTGGGCGTTCTCAAACACCCCCTTTTATGACGGTGGGTAGGTGGGTTAAATAGGTGGCCACCCACATGAGGCCCACCCCTGCCTGATATTACAATAAAATAATAAACTTTTAAACAGAAATTTAAAATTACTACCATTTTATTTTCTTTCTAATCGCTTAATAAAATAAAATGATATAAGTAATCGTATAATTTATTTAAACTCCTTACAGAGGAAATAAAACGTATATAAGCAATAAAGGTAGTACCCCTAAATTGATACTACCTTTAAATTATTTTACTTGCTTATCATATCCCATATCAATTTTAAATCGTATGCTTTTCCGATGTGTGTAACGTTCTGTATCTTATATGTTACTACTTTCGTTTGTTCCTCTTTTTCAAGTCCTGCTTCTGTTTGCTTTATGTTATCTTTTTTTGGCGCAGCGTATATCCACGATTCTATATCTTTAATTGTATGCTCGTCTGTAACAATCATTCCGTCTAATATAAAGACGTGTTCAAAAGTTGTTCTGTCAGAAGGACGGTAATTCATTGTAAGATAGAATTGGTCGCTATCCTTTTCGCTTTGTAAGATATAAGGATACATACCTTCTACAAAGTGCATTCCTTTGCGTGGTGCTGCTTTGTACTCTGTTTCTATCCCCTTCTTTTCCAAAGTAGCGTTTACACTATTTACGTAACTTCCGAAACGGCAATTTGTTATTAACGTCATTTTCTCTACACGTCCCACAAATGGGCAGCTTTTTCCTCCTCTAAATTTAGGAGTACTTTTTACTATCATTGCAGCACCAAACTTGGTACTAACAGTTTTAACTTTGTTGTAAAATACTTTAAGATTATCCATAAATATTTTAATTTACAGTGTTTTTTATATGACTATTCACTTAATCTTTATTAATTTCAATGTCTTTGTACATTTCTTCAACAAATTTTACAGAACGTTCATAGTTTCGTCCGCTTATATCACTGTCTTTATACGCTTTCTTAATAAGTTCCATGCCCGTACCATAAAAACATCCAACACTCCACATGCGATTATAGTGTGTGTACGTGAAGTGACGACCGCTTGACCATATGTTTTTACACACGTAATAATCAGAACTTTTCTTAACAACTGCATTCCCACAGATATTAGCTTCATTATCTACAATAGCTTTACCATTAACAAGCGCACGACCATATACCCTAGTATTGCCACGCACATAAGATTCGCCATACACACATGCATCACCATAAACTTTTGCATAATCACACACACATACATCATCATATACTTTTGCATGACCAAAAACACATGCACCACCATAAACTTTTGCATCACCAAATACACATGCATTGTCACAGACCTTTGCTTCCTCATAAACGCAAGCATTTTCACATACCAATGTATCTCCGTAAACACTTGCTTCGTCACGTACAGTTGCATTGTTAGTTACTATTGCGTTATCATAAACACAGGCGTTATCATATACCCAACAATTTCCTTTTTCGCTTAGAAAAAATTCTTTTTCAATCCAACCGCCCAAGTCACCTTTTTTAACGTCCCCAAAGTCCTTAAGTGCCTCAATTCGATATATTGTTTTACCCCTAAAGATTTTTGAAATATCCGTTCTTATTTTATATTTCGTGTTCATAATTCTTATTTGTTGTTGATTTACTTATGCAAAGATAAGAATAAAATTTGATATTACCAAATTATTAATATTAAATTATGTTAATTGAATGATATAATAAAAAAAGGATAGAACAATGTAAATAAACTTACAAAAGTTCTATCCTCAAAACATTTGAATTATGAATTTATATTTTTTACTATTTCTATTTTAGTAGAATATTGCTTATCGTGACTATTAAGTATTACATAGTCTTTAGACTGTTCGTAAATCTTATATAGTCCCAAACAAGTTAATTTATCAACTTGTGTATTACTAAATTGTTTCGCTTTCTCTTTTGTGTCAAACTTATAACTATCATCTTCGATAACTTTATTAGTGTCTGTTACCAAATTATATTTGACTGTATATTTAATATTCTTTCCCATAACTTTTATATATCAACTAAAATAAAGTAAATCAAAGAAGAATGTAATTATATCTTCCTTCTTCATATCTTTGATTTCAATCCTTATTTTATCCTTGTTTTCCTCCCCCAAGCGTACAAAAAATAATTCTGTAGGCTTAATTATCAAACTGAAATAACGTCCGCTTAATACGCCTATGTTTTCAACATTTTTAATTAATTCTTTTGTGAACTTGAAAATAATACGTTTCACATCATCTTCCGTATATTTATCATACGATATAAAGTAAGATAATTTACACATGATACTATATTTAACCTTCTCGTCTAACTCGTGTGTAATTTCTTTGATTGATATGTTATTTCTCAAACACCAACCATATAAACGTACAAATACATACTCATTATAATTTTCTCTTGCAATGACACGATTATACTTATAATCATAATCAAAGCATATAGCAATCATATCATTGTCTTTGTTTGAAACATAAAAACGTTTCATGTTATAGGCAAGTTTAATTACATTTACTTTGTAATAAACGTTTTCCAAAACACCTTCAAAGTCATTATCTTTAATAACTTTTTCTAAAAGTGTTGCTAAATTAGAATGTTCCATAATTCTGTTTTATTTGTTTTACATTGCAAAAGTAACTAATTTATTTCAATTAACCAAATTATTCATGTTAATAAAAACAAAAAACCATAACTACTTATCTCAAGCGGTTATGGTTATTTTAAAAATATTAACTAAATAAAAATCTACAAAAAATTTACAACTATGAAAAAAAACTATCATTAAAAAACTAATCTATATTTGATATGGAATGCCAACCATTCTCACTTTGTGTCCATGCAACTTCAAACTTCTCTTTCTTATCTCCGAATGATAAGTTAAGCGTTGTTACATTGTTTCCAACGTCCGTTAATGTAACCTCTGTTGCAAGTCCACCTAATGTTTCATTCACTCGTTCAGAAAGGATTTCTCGCTTTCTGAACTTTGTAGGTTTCCAATTTTTTAATAAGTTGGACTTTATAACATCTCTAAATGTATTACTCATAACATTATATTTTTACAAGTGAAAGTTTGGTTTAATACGCTTATATGTCTTCTCGTTTGGACACTTGTTACTTGATACAATAACGTCCGTTGCCCATGAGCCAATATATTCTTTGTCTTCCTCCTTTGGAACATAATCGTGACTTCTGCCATTCCCTAAGCACGTAAGAATAGGTAGTGGGTGTACAATCATATCCTCAACCTTCGGACAGTCTTCAATGTCGACAAATTCCTTCTTTGTCTTATTGATAAAGTAGCGGTACTCATTTGCTTTCAAGTCCTTTACATTCTCGTCAGTACCTTGTTCAAGTGCTATATAGTAGTAATTTTTATCGCCTACAACCTCATCAGAATAATCACCTGCCCATGCCATAGGATAGCCTTTATACTTTCCGTTCTCATCATTGATGAGAGTTGTAAAAGCGTTCACAAAGTTGTTTCCGACATAAGAATGCTCCATTAGCTTTAATCCATTATTATAAGAATGTGCATATAATGAAGCAACGACCTTCTTACTATTCTTTTTGTCAATAATGACAGGTTTAAAATATTGTCCCATAATTCTAAATGTTTTAATTGTTTTTAAATGATAGTGCAAAGATAGACAAATAATCTCAAACTTCCAAATAAAATTAAGTATTTAACATTTCTTTAACATATGTCGGTATTTTGGATTCCCATAAAGTAAAGCAATGTGATAATAATCAACTACACCGTATATTTCCTTAATTAGGTTAATGTTCCTTTCTGTAAGGTCCTTTTGGCATGGATATTCCAAGATAATACTATTTTTGTCAATCTTAATTTCGGGAACTCCATTTACAATGTTTACTTCCTCTGCAATTCCATCCTTAAACAACATGGTAAACTCATGTTCTGTCATAGGGTCTTTATCATTAAAGAAAGGTTCATAACCCATTTGTATAAGGGTATCATCACATAAAATAATAACGTCCCAATAGCTATTTAATTCCTTCATAATTCTTATTATATTTAAATACGTGTGCAAATTTAACAAGAAAAATTCAAATATACAAATTTTCCTTGTTAATTTACGTTA